AATCGTTCCTGAAGTCAATGGGCTAGGTAGGGCTGTTGTCAATGAGATACTTAATATCTATGATAACGATTTAATTTTTAAACGATTTATCAATGACCCCACAAAACAAAGAGATACTTTAATACCTGATTTTGGCTGGCAAACTACAGGAAATAACAGAGATTTAATCATAAATAATTTTGCTTATTCGTTCGCTGATAATAAATTAGAAATCTTAAACGAAGAGGAAAAGGACGAGATGAAAACCTTTATTTATGTTCAAGATGACAAAGATGTAAATAAAGGCAGGTATGAAGCACAAGAGGGGTCAAATGACGATTTGCTATTTAGTGATATGATTTGCTTTGCTGGGTTTGACTATATTCGCAAATATCTTTAATCAAAAAGTATGAAACTAGCAACAATAGTGCCAACTTTTCAAAGAAATCAAAATCATTTAGATTTAATTGATAGTTTTTTAAAGTTTAGTAAAAATTCAATGTTGTTTTTTGTTTTGGAAAAAAGAGATGAGCATAACTATAAAAAAGTAATACACCCTAGAATAGTTTATTTATCAGCTGATAATTCTTGTATGGCTGAGGCTTTAAACTATGGTTTTAACCAAGTTAAAGATTTATTTGATTATATCGGTTTTATGGGTGACGACCATAGATTTAGGACACCTTTTGAAAAAGGAATAGAACAAGCAAACTCAGTTGTAGTCTATGGCAACGATTTGCTACAAAGACAAAACTTACCAACTCAAGTTTGGGTTAAAGCTGATTTTTTAAAAGCAATTGGTTATTTTTGCCCTCCAAACTTTAAGCATTTATATTTAGACAATACTTGGCTGGAGTGGGGTAGAAGACTTGGTATAACTTACTTAGAAAATGTAATTGTAGAACATCTACACCCTGCAAGCGGTAAAGTTGCTAACGATGAAAACTATGATAGAGTAAATAGTCCTGAAATGTACTCACACGATAAGCAAGCCTTTGACAATTATTTAGCTAATAATTTTGAAAATGATATAAAAAAATATGAAAGTTTTAATAACAGGCAATAAAGGTTTTGTAGGCAGGAATTTTGAAAAATACTTAAAAGAAGACTTTTTAGATATAGAAATTGTAGGTGTAGATATTAAAGACGGTTTGGATTGTAGAGATTTTTTTAAAAACTCTAAAGAAGTTTTTGATATTGTTTTCCATTTTGCCGCTATAGTGGGTGGTAGAGAAAATATTGAAAACGAACCTTTATCAATTGGAACTGATTTAAGTATTGATAGCGAAATGTTTAACTGGGCTTTAAGAACTAACCAAAAAAAAGTCTGTTATTTTTCCAGTTCTGCAGTTTATCCTAACAAGATACAAGTTGACGGGTATAAAGTTAAAGAAAGCGATTTTGATTTAGCAAATTATAGTGAACCTGATAGTGTTTATGGTTGGGTTAAAGTAATGGGTGAGATTTTGGCAAAAAAAGCTCAAGAAAAAGGTTTAAATGTTTATATTTTTAGACCTTTTAGTGGATACGGAGAAGACCAAGATTTAGTTTATCCTTTCCCTGCCTTTGTAAATAGAGCCAAGAATAAAGATAATCCTTTTGAAATATGGGGTAATGGTAGCCAAGTTAGAGATTTTATCTATATTAAAGATATTTACAAGGCGGTAATGTCTATTATGGAGGCTAATTATCAAGAGCCGGTTAATCTTGGTAATTCTTTGCCAACAACTTTTAACGAATTAAAAGATATAGTCTGCGACCACTTTGACTATAATCCAAAAATAAAATATTTATTTGATAAACCAGTTGGAGCAAAATTTAGATGCTGTGATAACTCTAAAATGCTTGAATTTTACAAACCCAAATATACTATTAAAAATATATTGTCTTTATGAATGCTACTCTTGTCTATATTACTGCTAACGAACAATTTATTTTAGATTTGTCTGTGCGAACTCATTTAAAATATGATTGGGTTTCAAATATTGTTATATTACACACAGATAAAATTAAACCTAAATTTAGATTTAAAAATAAAAAAATAAAAGAATATTGGGAATATTTTGGGGAAGGTTTTGAAACATCTATAGAAGTTGGTGGTTTTGACGAAGTAGGGGCGAGAAATAGAGCATTACAACTTGCTTATCAACTAGAAACAGATTATTATGTAATTACTGACAGCGACGAAGTATGGACTTATGAGACGATTAATATTTTAGAAAATAACAAGAATGATTTAAGGTCTATGTTTGTTTCCACTTATCCTGTAATTGACAACCATACTATCGCTCTTGACCAAAAATGTATACAAGATGAATTACATGACCCACATTTTAGGATTATCAACAGAAAATCATTATTTTTTAACCCACAAAATACATTAATTCAAGCTAATCCAAACAAAGAATTTTTAAAACAGTTTAAAAATCAAAGTTTGCATTGCTATCTAAAGCACACCGACCAAATAAATAAAATAGTCGGCATTTATCACTTGCATTTGAAATATCACCCTAAAATTGGCAAGACTAATACTGGCACATCCGTTACACATTATGATCCAAATTTACTTTTAAAAATAGATAACCCTGCTTTAAATTTGTATAAAGATTGACAAAAAGCAAAGTAAATTATGTTATCCAGTAATATGGTTAAAGAACTGTACGAACTGGAGGGTAGAGGTTATTTGAAGTCAAATAACAGCGATGATTACGAAATGCTAAGGAAACTTTACTTTGGCAAACACTGGGAAGTTTTTCAGATAAATGAGTTTGACTATCCAAACAGTAAGTACGATTATGTAGCTTACAACCTAGTTAAGTTTTCCATAGATACTTTGGCTAATTTGTATGGAATTAACAAAGCAACTTTTGATTTTGGAGATGCTGGGGTTAACAATATTTTTGAACAAAAAAGAAAGCAATTAGATTTTGACGAAAAAATAGAAGTTTTGCTTAGAGATTATTTGCTTTTTGGAAATGGCTATGTAGCGATAAATGAGAACGAAAAAGGTAGCCAACTAGAAAATATAAGACCTGAGTTAGTCTATGCTGACTACAATGAGTTTAATCTTGGAATGGAAGCAAACAAATATACAATTAAATATGAAAAAGAGATAAAAGAAGGTAAAATAGAATATGAAGTTTATTTGCTTGTTGATTATTTAGAGGGGAAAATTATTTTGACTGCCTACAAAGAACAAGATGATATTTATACACAGGTTAAACCTTTAGATTATTTTAGTGAGTTATTTCCTAATTTTCAAGCCCAAAATACTGAAGTTGTAGAAATAGATTTGGCTAGTGATTATATGGGTATAGTAGCAGTCCATAATATACAAGATGATAGTTTTTATGGAGTTTCAAATTTGACTGATAATGCTATTGGACTACAGGAATTAGTAAATAAACTAGGCAATTTAGCAAAATTTGCTATAACACAAAATGCAGTACCCAAATTAAAATTAAGTGAAAGTGCAAGTAAATTACTAGACCAAGCAATAGATGAAATGACGAATGAAAATGCTACTTTCCAAAGATTTTCAGTTCCTCAAAGTTTAACTAAAGTACCTACTATTTTGAACAGAGGTGTTAATTGGCTGACATCTAGTATAATTGGCAAGATAGGGAAAAAACTAATGTTTTTTAGAGATAATGGACAAGGGAATACTGAATATCTAGTTAACCCCTATAAATTAGATGACTTATTTACTTTTCAAAAATATAGTGAAACTAAGTTTTTACAAGAAATGTCTATTAGCCCTACTTTGTACAATCCTGAAGCAAATAGTGGAAATTTAACTAGTGGGGTTGCCTATAAAAGATTGATGACGAATACAATCAATTTTATAGAAAATATGAGAATTAAAACAGCAGACCAGCTTAGCATAATCGCAAAACTTTTAATGGATTTAGAATTGAAAACTGATGTCAAATTACCTAAAGTAGAATTCCAACCAGTAGTAGAAGAAGATGTTTTGCCAACTACAGACTTGACAACAAACCAAGATTTAGCAAGCAATTCTAATGTGTAGCTAGGCGGGATACTAGCAACTACTAACTAATCCCTTATTTATATGGACGACAACCAACAGCAACCAAAAGATGTATCTAATGATGTGTCTTTGGAAAAACAACAGCCAGAAAAAAAAAGTTTTGATTTTTTAAAAGATTTAACTGACGAGGATAAACAGCAACTAGCCCAAGAGCTAGGGGCAAGATACCTTGAAGAAAATAAATCTTTAAGAAAATATAAAACTCAAATCCAGTTAGAAAAAGAAGAAGCTGAAAAGCGAAGACTAGAGGAAGAAGGCAAATACAAGGAGCTTTCACAAAAGCATCTTGAAAAAGTCAAAGCCTACAAGTCTAAACTTGCTACTAATTCTTTAAAAGAAATTTTACTTGAAAAAGGAGTTTCAAAAGGAATTTTGAACTTAACTATTCAAGCCTACAAGGATAAACTGGAAGTTGATGAAGAAGACAATATTTCTAATTTAGATAATATAATTCAGGAGTTGGAGGTTAAAAGTCCAGAAATTTTTACAAAGCCAAAAGGAGGTTTTACCCTACCAGCTAATCCAAGTCAACCACTTTCTACTAAAAAAGTGCCTTTTAGTTCTTTAAGTTCTTTAAGCACAAAAGAAGTGGCAGAATTGCAAAAAGAGGGTAGGATAGACTACTCTAAGTAGGCACAATAGCTTACATTTATGTCAATTTCCGCAAATAGTAATTTAACTAATAGTTATACTACTGGGATTGCCGCAAGAACAACCCAACTCCTTAGTGAGAACCTTTTCTTGTCTTCTATTCTTGCTCCTATGGAAGACCTAAGACCTATGCGAGTAGGCAACACAGTTAGAGTTTTGAGAGATCCAAAAGGTACTGTACGAGATGTCAACGATGACAGAAGTACAACTAACTCCTCCGATGCTCCAACTCCTAACTATGACGAGATAACCCTTGACTACTACAGAACTGTTAGTTTTGAGTGGGGACAAAAAGACCAAGTTATTGGTAATGCTGGAATAACAATTGATAGATATTCCAACAGTGGTAATAAACAGCTTGGTGGCGATATTGTAGGAAAAGTCTTACAAGATATTGTCAACGATGCTAATGTACCAGCTGGCAACGAAATTGGAACTGTAGGTAATGTTTTTGATTTGGAAGTTTTTACTACTTTAATCCAAAAATTCACAGAAAACGAAGTTCCAGAAGAGGATAGGGTAATTATTTTATCTCCCTTACACTACAAGCAACTTTTAGACCAGAACTTTATTCAAAGTAAAGATTATTTAGGCTCTGATACTTTAACCACCGGTAAATTGCCTTTGAGGTTGTTTGGTTTTGAAGTTTATGTTTCTACAAGACTACAAACAAATGATAATTTAGCTTCTATCACTGGATCTGACACAACTAAAATTTCAGTTGCTATGGATAAAAAGTCTGTTTTATTCACTATGGCTGAGATTGAAGCCCCAGCAGATAGCACCTTTAATTTCTCTAAAGGCTCTATTGATGGTTTTTCTGTAGCAAACTATATTTGGTTTGATGCTCCTACAAGAACAAACAAAATCGCTACTGATTGTATTTATGGTACTAAAGTTGTTTTAACTCCAACTACAACTAATGCTAGTGATGTTTGTAATGTATTCCCTATTTTAGGCGGTGTAAAAGCTGACTAATTTAATTGATACTTGACAAATGCCCTCCTTTAATGGAGGGTTTTTTTATGTCTAATAACGGAATTAAAGAGGTCGTTTCCTCTACATACAGTATTAAAAATAAAGATACTGTTTTCGGGTTAACTCAGCTAGTTAATAATTCAAAAGCCTCAGGCGATTTGCTAGGTCTTGCAAGGAGGCAAATAAGGGTGCCTTTAAAAACAAGAGGTGGCAGGGTTTTATACTTGCCTTTAGTCCAACTTTCACAAAACCCTAGCGGTGGACGATACATTTCCAATACCAAAAGTAATTTGGTTTTACCTATTTATTATTTGAACTTTAAAAAAGATGTATATAAGCCAGCTACCCTTGATGAGGTGATAGAAGACCAAAAAAGAATTTTAGCTATGAACTATAATGAAAGTAAATTACAAGGTTTTTTAGATACCCTAACTTTCGTTAGCGAATATGTTGCTTAGAAGCCTACACTCTGATCGTATAATTGCTAGAAATGATAAACAAGCCTTACAACTCTTAGACAAAGGCTATAGGCTTTTAACTGATGATGAAAAAGAAGTTTATTTAGTTTCTAAAGGGTTGAATTTAGAAAACTACAATTTAGTTTTGTTTTGCCCTCAAGTTAAATTCTTTTTAGAAAAAAAACAAAATCATTTTGGTTTTGGTAGCTTATTTTGTAATTTCTATGATTTTTGCCAAAGAAATAAAATCGCTCTAAGTTCTTTACCACACAAATTTAAAATTCAATTTAACTCTATTTCAGTTCTAGAATTAGACTATTATGTAAATAGAAAAGCAATAAATATAGTCAAAACTAATTACGAGGGGGAAACTTTACCTGAAAATGTAGTCAAAAAATTAAATAAATTTGATTATGTAGCAACAGGTAGGCAGTTTTATGTAGATATTTTCAAAAAAAGTGGTGTAATAAAGCCGATTTTTGTTTTAAACGATTTGATTGATAGAAGATATTTTGAACCAGTTAAAAGAGAAAAAAATAAAGTTTTTACTTTTCTACACTATAATGCTGGAGAATTTAGAAAAAATACAGAAAACTTGATTATTTCTTTTTTAAGCGAATTTAGAAATGAAAAAAATGTTAAGCTAATACTCAAAAATAGTGGTATAGGGCAACCAGCTTATTTTGATTTTATCAAAACTTTAAATGACGATAGAATTGAAATAATCAATGAAAAATTATCAGTAGAGGAAATGATAAAACTTAGTCAAAGAAGTGATTGTTTTGTATTTCCAAGTAGAGGAGAGGGTTATGGCTTGCCAGTAATTGAAATGATGGCAACAGGTTTGCCTTGTATAGTTAGTAATAACTCAGCTTTCAGTCATTTTCCTGACGATATTTATTTGCCAGTTAAAACTTCTCATATGATACAAGGTAGATATGCCTACAAAGGTACTAGACTTTGGCAACCAGATAGTGAACGTCTAAGGCAACAGCTTAGATTTGCTTTTGAAAATCAAGAAAAACTTAAAAAAATAGGTCAAAAAGCTAGAAAGTATGTTTTGGAAAATGAAAACGAAGAGACTTTTAAAAAACAATTTTTTGATATGATTGACAAAATTAAAACTGAAAATAATCTAAAATAATATGATTAAAATAGGCGACAAAGTAAAAAGCAAACTTAGAGAGTTTATTGTTAAAGACATTAAAACTGAAAATGGCATTACTTACTATTTAGATGATTATGTTTTTATTCCTGAATACGATTTAGTACTTGACAAAGCTATCAAACCAACCATAGTTAAAAAATATGGCTCTAAGGCAATCACTAAGAAGATATTTAACACAGGAGGAGTTGGAAGAACGACAGACAATCAGTAGCTTTGACAATGAAATTTTGATTAAAGCTGAAATTGATGTTGACAATATGATAGCCAACTTTTACCAAGGGGCTTTTTCTAAGTTTTTTTTAGGTTCTTATACCTTTGAAAGTACTGATGTTGTTTTAACCACTACTACAGCCACAATTAGCAATTATACTACTACAAATGGATACTTTGCTTATACTACCTTAGAAATCCTCTCAGGGACTAATTCTGGGGTTCGGTTAGCAGTCAAAAATAATACTAACAATGTTTTGACTTTTTGGGATACAAATACTGGTATTACAGGAAGCCCCACAATCAAAATTTATCAGTTGGCAAAAGCACCTTTATATTGTGATACAGATTTGATTGAAAATACTTATTTCAAAACTATAAATGAAAGGGTAAAAGAAGCCGTAGCTTTCCAATATGTTTTTAGAACTAAGAAAAAAGAACTTGACGAACTTAAAGCAGTGTCTAGCTATAATGTTGCAGGTGATAGTTATAGTGAGAATTTTGACACTAGTAAGGAAATTACAATTAAAGAAAGATTTAGCCCTCAGGCTTTAGATGTTTTAGGCTCTTTAGCTATTCAATCAATTTAATTTATGCTTCCAAGGTTAAATAATCAATGTAATATTTACGAGCAGACTTTTGAGGCTGGAGGTGATGTCAGTATTACACCTCTTTTTTTATCTTTACCTTGTAGATTTAATCAAAATGAAGTCATTTTAAAAAATGAAGCTGGAAACTATACCAAGACACAAGCTAGTATGCACTGTAATTTTGATTTGGAAATTGATAGGAAAATGATAGTAGAATTTGAGAATGTCTATTATTCTATTTATGATATTAAAAAAGTTAAAGACTTAGATGGGAATAATTTATTTCAGTTTGTGTATCTAACTATAAATAAAACAGTCAATGCTTAGTTTTGCTCTAGATCTGAAATCATTACAAAAAGGTTTAACTAACTTTCAAAAAGATGTCGTTAAAAGAATACCAAAAGCCTTAGAAAAAGTCGCAGAGCAAATTAGAATTGATAGTAGAGATAAAGTACCACAAGACACAAGAGAATTAGTCAACTCTTGGACAGTGGAAAAGAAAGGAGATTTAACTTTAGAGGCTGGCTATGATATAGTCTATGCTATGTACCAACATCAAGGTAGAAGAGCTGATGGCACTCACATAATAAGGAATAGACCAGCCGGGGGGCAATCGTTTTTCTTAAAGTCAACCATAGATAGTAATTTACAAAAATATTTTGACTTGTTCGAAAAAGAAATTTTTAAAGATTAAATATGCAATATTATTTACAGTCAATTCAAGAATTTTTAACCACTAATGGATATACTAATGTCTTTTACGATTATGACAATCCAAGCGAAGATGAAAGGATATTTATACAACCTACAGGTGGAGTAAAAGACCCTAGTGTTCCTAACGAATTTAGAGATTTTGCTATTTATATTCGTAGAAATTCAAGAGCAACTGCAAGAACTGATACTGAAGCAATTTATACTCTTTTAGATAGCAATTCTATTCCCGACGAAAGTATTTACAAGATAGAAACTATAACCCCACCAACTATTTTTTCAATTCCAGAAACTGGAAGCCAAAGCGAATATTTAATCCAATTTAGGTGTCTGATAGTTGACAGTTTAAAAAATAAACTTTAGCACTTAAAAGCCGTTTGGCAACCCCTACTAATCCACCTTGTAGGGGTTTTTTGTTTGACAAAATCTATTTATCTTCTGTAAAGTAAGGGCAGGGTGGGTAAATATTAATTTTGTTATGGCAAATAATTATACTCAAGCCCAAATCAATGCAGTTTTAGGGGCAGTTCCATCTAAAGTTTTCTATAATAATATAGAACTCGGAGTTTTAGCACCTGATAGTGTCACAGTAACTTTTAACGGAAACACAGAAGGCTTCGGTTCTTCAATGACTGGAGACGGAGGACATATTGGAATTATTAGTGATGGTACAACTGCGACAGTCACCGCAACTTTAAGAAATTTTGACAAATATGTATTAAATGCGATAGCAGGCTATCGTTTTGACGAAGGTTCTACAGCTACTAATTCTAGTACACCTTTTGTTGGGGCTTTGATTGGAATTTCCCAACCAAGTCTTGAAAGAGGTGCACCTTTAGTAATCTATCCTGCAGTTTATGACAACAATGCTGCAGTCCAATATACAGATAGTACAGCTAACAAACTAACTTTCTTATTTCCTAAAGCCGTTTTGACGGGAGACATTGAAATACCTTTTTCCACCTCTGATGTCACGGATATTGAATTAGAATTTACTTGTTTAGTAGACCCTACCCAAAACCCACCTCGTTTGCTTATCATTGATGACGGAATTACTTCTGCTGGTGTTTATACTCCATAATCAAACTAAAAACTTGACAAAACTAGCCCTCTGTATAAGAGGGTTTTTATTATGGCACTTAAAATCAACTTAGTAGGCAGAGAAGAAATCAATTTAGAGTTAGCAATTGGTAAGCAAAAATCTCTAAAATTGAAAGAATTAGATAAAGAAGTTCAAAAATTCCAGAAAAGCGGAGAAGAAGACAAAATGCTAGATGCGGTTTGCGAGATAATCGCTGAATTTTCTAATTTAGAAAGTGGAGAAAAAGCGAGAGATTGTTTGACCGATGTAGAAATTATGGACTTATATTTTGCTATTCGTGGAGATGCTGAAAGTTTAAACAGAGTTTTTACACTGACCTCCAAAACAAAATAAAGGAGGAGTATTTTTATTTACGATTAAAAGGCTTTTCCAAAGAGGAAATAGACAATTTTAGTTATACTGATTTATTGGCAATAGATAAAGCTATTTATAGGATAAATGGGGAAAATGCTAAAATTCAGTTTTTAGCACAGGACTATTTAATACTTAAACAAGCCCAGCCTACAGATAAAAAAGGCAAACCAAATACTACTCAACAAAAAAAGTATCAAAAGCAAGCTCAAAAATTGTATAATCTGTTGACTACTGGTAAAGAAGAGGGGATAAAAGAGTACAAAAAACCACTTTCAAAAGAAGAAATTTTAAGTATTATGGAAGATTTGAAAAGAAAGTTTTGACAGAAAATCATAAAACTAAATAGTATTTAGGCAAGGTGGGTCAAATTCTAATATGAATGTAGGAAGTGTATTTGCTACCTTAACAGCCAAGACAGATGACTTTAATAAGAAGATACGAGGTGCGAGTGATAGTTTAGAGAAATTCGGTAGTGCCGGGAAAAGATTAGAAGACCAAATGAAATCTCTTGAAATGAGAAAAGAAAGCTTGAAAACTAAATTAAATAATTTAAATTCTAGCATAGAAAAAACAACTGCAACTTCTGGATATTTAAATAAAAAATTGACAGAGTGGCAGGCAAAAAATGATAAATTAGTACAAGCAAAAGATAAATTGATTAGACAACTTGATATAGAAGCCAATAAAAATGGCGAGGCGAGTACAAAATATAAAAATTTAGAAAAACAAATTGATGGGTATTCAAAGAAAATTGCAGAGTCTGGAGGAAAAATTGCTACTTTAAGTGGTCAAATTATACGAAATAATGACTCCTTAGAAAGACAAAAGCAAGGATTTAAAAATGTTTCCGACCAAATGGCAAATGTTAATAATAGAATAGATACCCAAAAAATGAAAATGGGGGAGTTTGCTGATACTAGCTCAGCCAAGGTCAAAAAATTACAAGACAGTTTTTCCCAGTTAACCCAAACAAAAATTAATCAGTTCGCTGAAGGTGTAGGTAGTGCTTTTGCCACAGTTGGAAAATATGTTGCTACAGCTGGAGTTAGCATTGGGGCTTTTGCTGGTGTAATTGGTGGGTTGGCAATTAAAACTACTGGGGATTTTCAGACCCAGATGCTAAGGACAAAAGCAGTAGCAAGGTCAACAGAAGAAGAGTTTAAAGCGATGAAAGAACAAGCAATTGATTTAGGGGCTAAAACGATGTTTTCAGCTAAGCAAGTAGCGGAAGCTCAATTTTTCTTGGCAGCTGCAGGTTTAAAGACAGACCAAATTCTAAAAGCTACAAATGCAACACTAAGTTTAGCCGCCGCAGGACAGATTGAATTAGGCAGGTCAGCTGAAATTACAAGCAATATCCTTGCACAGTTCCAAATGCCAGCAGAACAAGTGGAAAGAGCAGTTGATGTAATGGCTCTAGCAGTAAATATGTCAACCCAGAATATGGAAGAGTTGGCTGATGCTATGAATTATCTAGGTCCAACAGCCAAAGCAATGGGTGTTAGCTTTGAGGAGGCGACAGCTATTACAATTGAAATGTCTAATGCTGGATTGAAAGGATCTTTAGGTACTCGGGCATTAGGAACATCTATTGTAAAGCTAACTAACCCTACAGAAAAAATGGCGAATACAATGGAAGAGCTAGGATTGAAGTTTTTTGATGCTAAAGGTAATTTTATTGGTATAGCGGGGACACTTAAACAATTAGAAAAGGGTTTTCAAGGGTTAACTCAAGAGCAAAGAATGGCTGCTTTATCAACAATTTTTGGCAATGAAGCTATTCAGGAATGGTCAATTTTAATGCAAAATGGAAGTGGAACTTTAGAGAATTTTACAAGCGAATTAGGAAAAGCTAAAGGTTCAGCTGGAGAAATGGCGAAAACAATGCAAAGTGGCTGGGCTGGAGCAACTGAGAGAATGTCTAGTGCTTGGGACGGCTTTTTGATTAGAATAGGAGATAGCGGATTATTAGATATAGCTACAAGTGGTATAAATTACATTACGGCTCAAATGGATAGGCTGGCAAATAGTCAAGCCTTTCAAGACTTTATCACTAATTTTAAAAATGGATTAGCTGAGTTAAAAACTAATTTACAGCCAGTTAAAGAAGCTATAGCAAATTTACCTGAAACTTTGCAAAAAATTTCTGATTGGTATAATAATAATTCAAGTTGGCTTATACCTCTAGCTGAATTTTTAGGTGGGGTAGCATTAGGTTTTGGATTGATAGCTACTAGTATTTGGCTAGTAAATACAGCAATGATTGTTTTTGCCATCGTGACTAGTCCTATTTTCCTTATTGCTTTATTGGTAGCTGGGTTAATTGGTCTTATTGTCCTTTTAGTTTTAAATTGGGATACTTTAAAAGCTGCAGCAATTAGAACTTGGGAGGGTATAAAACAAGCTATAAGAGATGCTGTTTCTAATATACAAATATGGTTCAATGATTTAGTCCAAAAAATACAAGAAAAATGGAAAGAAATTTGGGACAAGGCAGTGGAAATCTGGAATAATATTACTACATCTATTAGTAATGCTATAAATGATGCTAAAAATAATATAGTTAACACACTTAATAGCATTAACCTTTATGAAATAGGGAAAAATATTATACAAGGACTAATAAATGGTATAACCTCAATGGCTGGTTCTGTAGCAAGCAAGGCTCAGGAAATAGCCAATAATATAACTAATACCATTAAAGGGGCCTTAAATATCCACAGTCCAAGCCGTGTAATGATGGAAATGGGGCGAAATGTAGGCGAAGGTATGGCAATAGGTATGGATCAGA